GAGCAGAATAGTTATACGAACCTTGTGCTGGATCAAGCAGTGTTGTATCTGAAGAAGATGTTACAATTGTTTCGTTGATAGTATAACCAACTTTGATATTTGTGTTTGCACTATAACGACCGACAATTGTATTTGCTGCTGATACATTAATGAAATGGTCTTTGGCATATATGATACCATCACCAAACGAAATACGAGATGCAGAACCTAAAACATTTGTTGATTGAACGCCTTCAGTAATAACGTTTGCTGATAATGCAGTATTAGATGTAAGAACTTCACCGCTAAGAAAGGCTGCAGCAGTTCCTGTAGAACCAGCGCCAGTATAACGAATGTAAAGAGTTTTTGTATTTGGTGTTGCGGCTTCTGTGCCAGTTGCAGAGTCAATAACATATGCAGTAACACCAGATGTGCCACCAGTAATTGTTGAACCAACAAATGCAGCAGTATTTACGGTTGTTGCATTTTGATCAGCATCACGAATCTTAACATATTTAATATTACGGTCGTAGTTCATTTCTAAACCACGAACAGTACTTCCCTCTACAAAGACATGCTCACCAAAACGGTCAATTTGATTTTGGAGAATGGTCTGCATTTGAGTAAGTTCACGAGCTTGAACAGCAAGACCTGGACGATATAAAACACGATGAAAGTTTTTACTCTCGTCGAAATCGTCATAGTATGGACTGACATTGAAATCAGTTGTCAATGAATTCGTATTAGCAGTTGCCATTCAACTTATTCCTTAGAATTTAACGATGAGTTTTACATCTTCAATTTGGTCTGATGCACGAGAGATAGGACCACGGTTCTCTGTATATAGTACATCACCCGTATATGGTTTCAGACTACCAAGAGCAGCACTGCTAACCGTAGCAGTTACACTCGATGTACCGCCTGTGATTGTTTCTGAAGCAGAGAATGTTCCATCTGTATCAATTACTCGAACAACACCAGCAGTGTTTGATGCATTTGTATTTGCAAAACTGACAAGTTTACCAGTTGCACCAGAAGTACCACCAGTAATCGTTTCGTCAAGAGTATAAGCACCTGAACTTGAAACACTTGAAACAGTGATTTGAGTTGTTTGGTCAAATGATGTGCCAGTTGCAATTGAACCATTAGCAAGAAGTGGGTCACGAATAAGACCAATCGTGCGGAAATCGTTTGTTGTCATAAACGTACCGGATTCATCACCATCAAGTTGAACATTGACAATGACATTATGACCAGCAAGTTCTTGAACTGGATCAGAACCATGACCGCCTGGAGGTGCAACATATGCAGTTGCAGTAGCACCAGAGCCATGAGAAGTGTTTGCAGTAATTGCAACCGTTGCTTCTGAATAACCAGCACCAACTGAAACCATATTGATATAGTTGACTGTGTTACCGTTTGCACCACCCGAAACAACGTTTGCATATGCAGTAGCACCAGTACCATCACCAGTAATCGTGACAGTAGGACCAACTGAATATGTTGAAGAAGTATTTGGAGTAATTGAAAGAGCACTACCAAGCGTAAGTACTTTTGTACTACCAACATAGTTAGTGATATTACTAACTTGACCAGAACCAAGACCAGAAGCAATATACAAAGATGAACCTGTGTAGATATCATCACTACCAGAAGCACCAGCGGCAAGTGTCATTGTTGTACTGTTTGCAACAGCAGCAAGAGTGCCTGTGTTTGTGAGATAATTATCACCAACAGCATTTACATCAATGATATTAATTGCACCGTTAGCAGCAGCCGCTTGAACGTCCCATTGACCAGAACCATCATCAGCAGCAAGTGTTTTAATTGGTTGCCAGTTTGTCGATAAGAACTTCAATGCGTTTGCAGCATCAACAGTGTACATATACTTCCAATGATAACCATCAGCAGTAACGAGAGTTGATGTAGAAGTGCCAGTTGGCTCTACTGTAGAAGTAGCCGCTTTGTTATTAAAAAGACATTTGTATACATTATAAGAACTACTGATTACATAAAGACCATTTGCGCTTGCTGGTGTAGCATGTAATGTAGCTGAAGTATTATCGTATTCACGATAGATTTTACCTGAAGTCCAATCATAACGAGGAACAGCAAACGTTACATCAGATGTTTGCACTTTTTTAGCTGCAAGCATTTTCTTCCAACTGTTATAGTCAATCTCTTGAACGGAATCAGATGGAGTTGGTGGATCATTATCATCATCCCAAGCGGATACTCTTGCGATATAAAGATACATGTTCGTAGCAGCAGATTCACCAAACGCTTCTTGAAACTGTTCTGCATTATGAATTCGGAAATGACGTGTTACAATGCCTGGCATTTTTTCTCAATCCTTATGACTGAATAATTTATTTTATTTATTTATAATCTTAAACTGGGGTTCCAATGTAAAAAGAACCATTTGATAGAGTATTTCCAGAGTATGGAATCGTAATAGATACAGCAGTATTTGAGAATGTACTCCCTGTATAATACAATCCATTCGCAGTAGAACCATAATTATCTATAATTCTAATAACAGTGTTACTATCAGGTATTTCAACTTGGAATACTGTATTATTACCAACAATCAGTTGAGGCGTTCCAATAACGGATACCGCTACATTAGCATAAGTTAGAATTGCTTCTGATGCATATGTGTTGATTGTTGGGTCATTGTATATAAACAGATCACCTGTACCTGGAGAGAATGTAAATACATTTGTTTCAATGTCACCAAGTGTAGGTTCAACAAGTGATAGACGTTCAATTGTTGGTGTTGTATTTGCTGCGGTATCAATATATGAATCCACAGAATCTGACACTGCTGTTGGAATATCAATTTCAATTTCAGAAATAACTTTAAGTGTTCTTGTATCATCTGTATCAATTGTTACAACAGGAGGTTCAACATCAGAGAATAATCTGATACGACCAAACATCTTTGTACCAGCAGGATGAACAATTTCGTTGACAAGTTTACGATATGTGTTAGTGAACTGGTCTGAACGAATTTCATACGAATATTCTTGATAGTAGAAGTTATCTTGTAATCTATTGTTCCAACTCAACCAACCTTTAGTGTCAGTATATTTTCCTGGATAATTGATAATACCAGAAGTTACAGGATTACCTTTAGCGTCTTGTGTACCAGAGCGTGTTGAATTAGCAACGGTAACTTCATCAAACTTACTGTAGTTTGTACCAAAAGTAGACACATTAACTGATGTGATTGCGCCTGGAGCATGGTCAGCACTAATTCTTGCATTGGCACCTTTAATACCACCACTTCCATCTGGGATATAAGCATTAAAAATATTTTGTTGAGTTACAGATGCTGTTGGTAATGTTGCATAGCCATAACCATAGTTAGTAGTTGTAATCGAACTAATCGTTCCCACAGTATTATTAGCAAAAGATAATACAGATGATAAAACAGAAGATGAGTTTGCTGTTGCAAGATTTGCAGATACCGAAGAAGTATTTGCACCCGCAGAAACAAACGTTGGTCCTGTATTTAAAACAACATTTTGAAATGGCTCGATTGTATCTGTGTTTAATGCAATAACTTCTGTATTTGAAATTCCTGTAATAGCAAACGATGTTCCAAAACCACCATTGTCAGTAATTGTAATCGTTGCGTTGGCTGTATATCCAGAACCACCATCATCAAGCGACCATTGAACAGAACTTGTATCGTTTGTTGCTGTTACACCACCAATTGCACCAGTACCAGATGCACTTGTTAAGGTAACGATATCATCTTTCTGGTGAAACGCACCACCCTGTGTGATTTGAATCGATTGTAGTGGACCAGCACCAGCAAAGATAGTAGCGTAGACATCGTTGTTGCTTACAAGAGCAACTCTTTCGTTATCTTGGAATGTACCTACAATGTCAAGAAGATAGAGTTCATCAACAATAGCACCGCCAGAAATACCACCGACAATTCTATCTACCTTTGCAGTAGCACCAGATGTTAGTCCAGTAATATTTTCATTTGCAAACTGTGTAACTAATCCAACTCTCGGTACACCAAGGCGAATTGTATTTTCTTTAACCCAACGACCATCTGAAGCACGAAGAATATCTTCGCCTGGATAATAAAATTCAATCTCTTCGTTATAAAGCAGACGGAATAAAAGACGATAAGAGAGTTCAGACCCACGAGCACGATACATATCTTTAATATGCTTTGCAAGTTTCTTTCGGTCTGTAAGTGTAGCACGTGGTATTGAACCTAATACTTCACGATGAAAATACTCAAGATATTTGTCATACGTAGTATCAATGTCTTGATATTCTCGAAGATTCTTAGAAACCTCAATGACGTTGTTTGCTTGCTCGGTCCACTCGTAATAAGCCTTCACAAACGCAACGAAGTTAGGACCATCGTCACGAGCAAATTGAGGAAACTGTTGCTCAACGAGCGTTGATATTTTCTTATCTGTAGACATTTAGTATACCAATGCAGGTGGATTGGATCCTGGAATTTCTGTTGTAACACCGCTTGTCGTTGCTGTAACTGTTGTAGCAGCAACTAATGTAGTAGCATCATCAATCAGTGTTACATTCGCTCCAGCAATAAGAAGAATTTGATTTCGGATAGCGTTGACATCATCATCAGCAGAGTCAGCAAAAATACTGAGAGATGATCCAACAAATGCGCTCGGTAAGAAAGCGTTGATGGTCACAAGACCAGTTCTATAGTTTACTACACCAGCAGTTTCATTTGTATACACTCTTGTATTTGAACCAGTAATATAGTAAATACGAAGATTACCATTACCATCATCATCAAAATATGATGTATTACCTCGATATGTAAAGGCACTTGAACTAATCGCATATCGATGACCCGCATGTGGATTATGAAGAGCGTTGCTAAATGATACGTTATATGTTGTAGAGTTTGTAAGACTTGGCACAAATCTCTTTTCAATTTGAATTGTAGTTAGGTTACTTACAATTGAAGAATCAGCGGCATCGATTGCCTTTACAAACTGAGAATAACGGAATGTCTTATTATCAAACGTGCCAAGTTTTGTGCTCTCAAAGTTTGTAATAGCATTCAATACTTTTGTTTGAACCTGTGGTCCAGTCAATGTAGTTGTTTTTGAATCGTATCGAACTTCAACAGTTGGACGAATGTATAAGAATGTAGCATCAACAAACTCAGGGTCAATTGAAAGCACATTATATTTTTTGAGTTCAGTTGTGATTTCTGTTTTTCTCTGAGAAGAAATTGTATTACCAATCGTTGGTTTGATAGAAATGTATACCTTGCCATAGATTGGAGGATTGTTTTCTTCACCACCCCAAACGCTGATTGATTGAACATCACCGTTGTCACGAAGAATAAGACGTTTATAATCCTCGGCAAGAACAGCACGATTCTGTGTTTCATAGTTCTTTGGTGCATTGAACTTAATCGATTCAATCGTTTCGTTATTTGCACCACCAGATGTAGCAGCATTTACAATAGTTGTAAATGTAGAATATCCACCAAGTGTTGATGGGCTTGTGAAAGAACTAATACCATTACCATCCGTACCATTACAGATTCGATAGTTGGCAATAACAATATTGCCATCGACAGGCGCTTGACCAATCACATCATCACCGAATGTAATTTCATATTGACTATCTTCAACTTCCTGTAAGAAGTACACTGCACTATTCGCTTGAACTTCAGTAATATCACTTGCAAGATTATATCGAACTGAACTTGCATCGGAAGATGAAGTCTGAACGTCAACAGTAATTGATGTTGTATCAACATTTTCGTTTGGAAGAATGTAACGAACAGGTGAGTTAGTATTTACTGTGAACCGATGAGTAACTGGACGACCTTCTGTGATTGTAATTGTACCAGAATAGTTATCAGTTGAAGAAAAAGAATATGCTTGTGGAGTAACAAACTTATACGCTTCACCATCAATTGTTGCAGAGAACTCAGAATCTTTTGCAACTGTGACTGAATCAGGAGCACCAGTTGGTGTGATTTCAACAGTAAGTGTTGTGCTTGCGCCACGAGCAGAGCGAGGAACGTAGTTTAACATCTTTGCTCGTGATACAACACTGTCTCTTAGTAAAGCAGAGTCAAGAAACATCTCGTTACCAACCATACTTGTATAAAACGCATTTTGATATGTGTTGTATGCAAGAAGATCAAGCAACATACTGATTGTTGAGCCTTCAAAGTTATAGTCGGTAAACTCTGGCTTCGAAGCAATATAAGTCTTCATCGACTCCTTAATATTGTCGAAGTTGAGACTTGTTACATTGATTGCTGAATTAGCTGCCATCTATCGCACCCTGTCTAAAAGAACATTTACCGAGATTGGTTCAGAATTATTTCTCACACGGAATGTAATTGTTACGTTAATTGCATTTTGATCTTCAAAAAAATCTGTTACAATATCATCAATAATTGCTCTTGGTTCGTAGTTATCTAATGCCTGACGAATATTCGTTGAAATCTCATATTGTGTAATAGAATCCATATTTTCAAATAACTGAGAAAGAATATTACCACCAAGATTTGGACTATATGGTCGTTCATAAAAGTTAGTCAAAACAATATTCTTTACGCTCTGCTTTACTGCATCACGGTTTGTTAATGCTTTCACATTACCAGTTACTGGATGAGCAGTAAAACTCAGAGGAATATCTTTGAATACTGGTTCTTTAAGTTCAGGCATCTATCTTCTCTTTGTTTTTATTATTTATAAAGATTAATCAGCTTTTATTCCAAAGTTGCCAAGCCATTCACCTTCAGGTTTAGGGCACCAACTTAACTTAGCTTGCTCAACTGAAACGGAATAGACGTCTTCAGAAATCTTAGTTGCTTGTGTTAGGTTTGATTCACCATCAGCTTTAAGAAAAGCAACACAGTCTTTGAGACGTTGTGTTAGACTATCTACAAGGTCTTGTCCTATGTCACTTGATAGTGATCCTTCTTCTTGCTTTTTAATAATTGTTTGAAGATTTGTTTTGCACGACACAGCAAAACCACGAACTGTCATATACAACCAAGCCTCAAACTCTAATTGAGTAGAATAACCTTTTGGTTTCCAGAAAAAACCACTACCATCTGGTGCTTCTGTTTTAATAAAAATTTTATCAATTGGTTCGCTTGATTTAGGAGTCAAGCATAAACCAAATTCAGAACGTATTCTAACTTTGATAGTTTCTGGTGGAATGGATGGTTGAACAGCAGTTGCTGGTGGTGTATTTGTTTCAGTTGCCTCTTTTAATTCAGGAGTAATAGGTGCTTTTACATTGCTATTATCAACCGCTGGAGTTACTTCTTCAACAGGTTTTGGTGCTGGTGGTGCTGGTAGTTTAACAGCATCTACCACTGGTGCTTCCGGTGCAGTTCCTTTTGTTACATATTCATAACCAATAATATCACCAAACTCGTCATATTGTGGTTCGCCATCAATATTTGGAACTAACTTACACGGATCGAAACTTGATAATGTGCCAGCAAGATCGCCCAATGTTTTTGTGATGTCGCCAACAAAGTTTGTTAACCCACCTTCAATGTCACTCAATCCTCCTGTTATTTCTCTGAGAATTTCATCTACATCAAATGTTGGTATATCACCAAACAATTCTCGAATCTTATCAATCTGAGTTTGTATTTCCAATGCTTTAAATGGATCAGCCATTAAATTGAGTAACTCATTAATCTCTTTCTGAAGATTAGGAAACTCTATTTTAATTTCTGGGATTAAATTTTCTAAGTCAGCAAGAGCATCATCAAGAGCACTTCCAAGTTGATTTTGGAGGTCGCCAATTGCATCAGCAATACCACCTGCTCCTGATGTGAGTTCTGCAAGAGCATCTTCAATTGCTTTTTGTGCATCATCTAATGCTTGTAGTTTTAAACTTATACCACAAAGTTCTAATTTAGCCATTATAGATCATCCACTGTATTAGCATCTGTATCAACTACACCAGTTCTTGCTGGAGCAACTGTATTTGTGTGATCGACCTTACCACCAACAGTAAAGTTGTATGTGTCAGCGCCGATGTGTTCGTA